GAGGGTTGGGCCGCGTCAAAGGGAATCAACCTCGACTCCCCGTGGGGGGTCGCGACAAAGATAATGACATCCGGTTCCGCCCTGTTCCGGGACGGCGGCCGCGACGACATTTTCTCAAACGAAATCCCAACGGCCGTCGAGAACGTTTCCTCACGTCTTGCGGGCCTGTTCGACGTCCAATTGACCGAATCAATACTCCGAACAATCAATAACAACTAAACATCAATCAGTATGCGACAAATTAACGCCCGGACGGGTTGGAGGCGTTGCCAATACCCGAATACAGTTCATTTCTCCAATGTCCCCGCGATTATCCGTGTCTTTTGGGAAAAGGACGACGGGACGGAATACATCCCGGAGAATATAACAATAACCCTCTCCGACGGCGAGGGACACGTTTATTCCGAGGTTCGCGCCGTGTTCAACCTCGAGTGTGTGTTCGATATTCGCCGATTCTTGCAAACCGTGTTCGTTGACGTGAACCTCGACCGCGTCGGACATTCCGAAATGTGGCAAAGGAACTACAATCAAAAGAAAATAACGGTCCTCGTATCGTACACGGACAACAACAACGAATCGGTCGTCGTCGCGAATTTCAACGTTGACGCCGTGTTCGGCAACATCGAACGCGGGGAATCCACCGGGGGGAACATCCGCCGCCGTTGGTTCGTCAATTACCCGTTCACCCTCGATTTTTACGTCAAGTCCGGGGATATGTTCTCAATCGTCGCCGACGGCGTGGACCGTCCCGGCGTGTCGTTCCCGGAACACCTTGTCACGGGCGATTACGCGTCCGGATTCGCCCGCGTTCTCCTCAACGTCGACAAACTCGTCGATTCGTTCCCGGTTGACAAACGACTCCGGATTATCCAACCGTTCGGATACGTTGCCAAAAACGACGAGGAATCAATCGGACTCGTCGCGTATGACCTCGACATCGACCGCACCCCGAAAGATTGCGACAAGGGCGTTTATTTGCGTTGGATTGACAATCAAGGTCGGTTTTGTTATTGGTTGTTTAAGGACCTCGGAACATCCGACGCCGTCGCCGGGTCCTCATACGTCGCCGCCGACCTCCGGAACCCGCTTTTGTACGAGGGCGGATTGAACGTCGGAACGGACGTCCGGCAATCGTTCACCCGGACGAAAACCCGAAACCTCGGCGCAAAGGCCGTCGACCGGGATTTGTTCGATTTCCTGTTAACCGTCGTATCCTCCCCGTTCGTCGACGTGTTCGACGGATACGACGCAAACGGCGTCCCGCAATGGCACCGAGTCAACGTCGCCCCGGGAACCGTCGCAAAGACGAGGAAATCGTTACAGGATTTCACGGTCGCAATCGTTGAACCCTCACAAATAACGCAATCGTTGTAATATGAAAACCGAGGAATTGATTATTGACGGGTTCCGGGTCGATATGTCGCCGGACACCCGAATTGTGTTGAATTTCAAATCCAATTTGTTAGGCGATATTTCCAAGATTACCGCGTCGAACTCGCAAACAATATCCCTCCCGAAAACAATTCGCAACCGGGAGATATTCGACCACGCAACCGCGCCCGCGTACCCGTCGACGTTTCGGTATCGTCGACACTCGGCGGAGTATTCCCGTAACGGGGTGAAAATCATTTCCGACGCGTACGCCGTCCTCCTCGACTCCGGGGAGAATTTCGAAATTGCGTTGTATTGGGGCGAAATGACAAAATTTCAATCGTGGGTGGAATCCGGGTTGTCGATTAAGAACCTCGATTTCTCGGATATTTTCCAAATTTGGAAAAACCCCGTAACCCTTGCGACCTGTTACAACGGCAATTCCGAGGACGATTATTATTTCCCGACCGACGATTATTTGTTTTACGTCGATTACGATTGCGGCCTCGGCTCGGCCGAAACAATGTCGGAATCAGCAAAACAACACATTTCGTTACATCCGGTATTGTCGGCCCGGCGTATCCTGTTGAAAATGCAAGAGGAATCCGGGATTACGTTTGAATTTCCGTCCGGGTTTATGACTGTTAAATCCGGAGGACACGCCCGTTCCGAGGTGTTCCGGGGACTCGCGATTCCAATGTTAACCCGCAAGACATCCGAACAACAAAAAAAGTCCGCGACGGTAACAGGATACAACGAACATAAAAACTCAATGAATAGATACCGGGGTTTGTTATTGTCCCTCCCGGCGTCGGAACATTACACAACCGAAACAAAGTCGTACAACCTTTTTTTCGGCGGTTCGGTCAATGCAACCGCAATCAAGTTCGCGACAACCGGACACGTGAAATTCAATATTTACCTCACCGTTCAAACGGCCGTGTCCTTTTGGAATAAGGATTTCCCCGGAACCCCTATTTTGGAACTCGGGACCGCGAACGGAATTCGTACGGTCCCTTGTAAGGTGTCCCGGCGAAAGGTCGGACACTCGACCGGGTGGGATTATTACACGACCGGGGTTTCATACACTTTCGACGAGGACGTCGAGTCCGGCGACGAAATCGCGTTGTTGTTGCAAGTTGACGAGGGAACCGAGTTTTACAAATATTACTCCGACTCGGAAACGTTCGTGTCCCCGTATTTCCTCGACTTATACCCTCCCGCCGTCGAGGTGGATATTTCCCTCGGGGATTATTTCCGCGTCAACGGAAACCTCCCGGACGTTAAACAAATAGATTTTGTAAAGGCCCTTTGTGCAATGTACGGTTTGTTTGTCGTCCCCTCCGGGGTTGCCGACAAACTGAAATTCGTTTCCCTCGACGACCTCGTCGCACGAAAGGCCGACGCGGTCGATTGGTCCTCCCGGGTAATACGCACCAACGACGGCGAACCGGAACGCGTCAAGTACACCCTCGGGGATTACGCCCGGCGAAACTTTTTCCATTACGCCGAGGACGACACCGTCGACAAGGACGCGACCGGGGAAATCGACATCAGCAACGAGGGCCTCGAACCGACAAAGGATATTATAACACTCCCGTTCGCGGCCTCCGACGAAACGATTGTCAACACCGAGAAAAACCTTTCCGGCGCGTTAATAAGGCAATACAAGTTCAACGACGACGGAACCGCCGTCGAGTCAAACAACCTTAAACCGCGAATCTTGCAAATCGTTTCCGACGGTACGGTCGAACATTCCGGGGACAAGGCAATCGGGCGGTTTGTCCCGTTGACATTCGACAAACTCATTGCAAAATATCAACGAACCCTCGCGGAGTTCCTTAACAATGCAATAACGATTACCGAACGAATCCGGTTAACGGAATACGAGTTGTTGAACCTCGATTTCACCCGTCCCGTGTTCCTCCGGCAATACGGCCGATATTACGGGATTGTATCCGTCCAAACCGGGGAGGATTATTGCACCGTCGAATTATTGCAATTCCCGGAGGCGTCCGCGACCCTCCCGGCGTTCCTGTTCTCATTAAACAACGGGCAAACGTGGAGCCTCAATTGTCCGGACAATTGGACGGGCCGCCTCGACGTCAAGACGACGCCGGGGGCGTTCATTTCCGGGAATGATATGTCCGAGATATGTTCCCGGGCGGCGACGACCGGGGTTGCACGACGCGCCGTGTTTACCGATTGCGCGATTGTCGGCGACACCCTTTCCGGCGTGTCGGTCCAACTCGGCCCCTCGACGGAGGGGGACGCTATTTGGTCCCTCGACAATATTCGGTATTTACATTTGCCCGCCGGGGTCCGGGTCGTCGAACGAAAGGCGTTTTATTACGCAAAGAATATTTATCAATTCACGTTCCCGGACGGAATCGAGGTGTTTTCGCGGCAATCGTTCGAATACTGTTACAACTTGCGTCAAATCGCGTTCCCGGCGTCAACAAAGACAATCGGCGACGTCGCGTTCGGATATTGCGAACGGTGTTCCCTTGTCCGATTTTACGGGACCACGCCTCCGGAGGTTTCATACACCGCGTTTTACAACGCCGGGGTTCAATTATCCGAATCGACCCCGAGGCGGTTGTACATCCCTGCCGGGTCCCGCGAGGCGTACCTCGCCGAGGAGGGAATCGCCCGCCTCGTCAATGATTACGGGTTTGTAGTTATAGAATTTTAATTTCATAATACAATGGCACAGGATACAATAACAAAGGTCGTCCACATCGAAACGAATTACGCCGACGCGGTCCGGGGTATCGAGGAATACGAAAAGGCCCTCCTCGACGTGAAAGAGGCCGAACAGGACGTACAAAAACAATTCGAGGACGGGGAAATCACCCTCGAACAACGGAACCGTTCGTTAATCGCCCTCCGGGAAACCGAGAAAGAGTACAAACGCGGTATCCGGGAACTCTCGAAAGAGATTCAAAACAACATCAAACAAGAAAACGAACAAGAGGGTTCCCTCCGGTCCCTCCGGGCGGCGTTGTCGAACGCGACAAAGGAATACGACGCGTTGTCCCGCGAACAACGTAACGGGGAGGCCGGGGAGAAAAAACGCGCCGAAATCCTCGCGATTACAAACGAACTCAAGACCGCCGAGGAGGAAACGCAAAGGTTTTACCGGAACGTCGGTAATTACCCCGCCGCCGTGGAACCCCTCAAGAATCAACTCCGGGAACTCGTCGAGAAATTAACCGCAATGAAATTCGCCGGGGAGGAAAACACCGCCGAATTTCAAGAGTTGTCCGCAAAGGCCGCCCAAATGAAAGACGCAATCGCGGACGTTAACGCCCAAATCGGCGCGGCGTCCTCGGATACGGCCGGGTTGGACGTTATGATTTCGTCGACACAATCCCTCCTCGGAATGTGGACTCAATATTCCGTTCTCGCAAATCAACTCGGGTTCGAGAATAAGGATTTGAACGAAACGTTCAAGGTTATAACAATAACCCTCGGGACATTGACGGCCGTTCAAAAGGTCGTTAATATGTTACAATCGCAATCAATCGTTATGCAAACCGTCAACGCCGCCCGAACCAAATTGCAAGCAAAGGCGAACGCCGTGAACGCGGCCGCCCTCACGGGCGAGGCCGCCGCGACCGGGGCCGCGACGATTGCAACCCGGTTGTTCAACGCCGCGTTAAAGGCGAACCCGATTGTTTTAATTGTGTCCCTCATTATCGGGGCCGTATCCGCGATTTACGGCCTCGTTAAGGCGTTTAACCTGTTCGGGAGGTCGCAAGAAAAGGCCCGGGAGAATTTCAAAAAGGAGGGCGAGGAACTCGACAAACTCGCGAAAAAGTACGACGACCACCTCGACAAATTAAAGGCCCTCGGCAAGTCCGACGAGGAAATCACGAATCAACGGTTAATCCTCCTCCGGGATTTGTCGTCCCGGCAAAACGCACATTTCGAGGAGGCCGCGAAACTGTACAAAAAGGACAAGGACGAATACAAGGACGCCCTCGAGGGGAAAAAGACCGCCGAGGAGAATTACCAATCCGCGTTGAACGACACCGCAAACCACCTCCGGGAGGTCGTGTCGTCGTACCGGGACGACATCCTCAAAAAGGCAATCGGCGAGGTCGAATACGCGACAATCAAGGCGAACGCGAATTTTGCCGAACAGGTCAAACAATTAAAACTCCTCCGGGCCGAGGGGGTTATCACCGCGAACGAAATGTTAGTTCTCCAAACGAATTTGGAGTCCGCCCGGGACAAGCAAATCGCCGACGCCCGAAAGTCGGCGGGGGCATCCGCAAAAAAGGCCCGGGAGGAACGCCTCAAAACGGAACTCGACGCCGTCCGCGCCGCGACCGACGCCGAAATTGCACTCATCCGGGACGCCGGGGAACGGGAACTCGCCGAGGAAAACGAACGGTATTCCCGGCAAATCGCCGACCTCAAGAAACGCCTCGAAACCGAAAAGAAATTGACCCCGGCCGCCCGCGCCGCGATTACGCGTCAAATCGAACTCGCCGAGGAACAACACAACCGGAACCTCGAGAAACTCGACCGGGACGCGGCCGACCGACGTTATAAGACCGCACAACAGGAAATCGCCCTCCGCCTTGCGGCCGTCAAGGAGGGGACCGAGGAGGAATACCAAATCCGGTTGGAGCAACTCCAAACACAGGAATACGCCGAATTAACCGCCGTCGGCGTGACCGAGGAACAAAAGAAACTAATCCGGGCAAAGTACGCAAAGGAAACCGCCGACCTCAACGCCGAATATACGAACCTTGCGATTCAAAAGACCACCGACGCCCTCAAACTCGAGTACGAGAACCGAATTGCGGAACTTGCGATTCAAGGCGAAAACACCCTCGCCCTCGAGGTCGAAATGAAACAAAAGGAACTCGAAACCCTCCACCAACTCGAGGGGGAATCCGACGCCGCGTTCAAGGCCCGACAACTCGCCGCGCAAAAGGAATACGTCGACGCGAAAAAGGCCCTCGCGGATTACGAGGTCGAAATCGAAACGGCGAAAATGGAATCAATCGCGACCGTTACCGGGGCGTTCGGCGACCTTATGGCCGAACTCGGGGAGGACAACGAGGGATTCGCGCAATTCGCAAAGGTCCTCGCCCTTGCGGAAATCGCAATCAATACCGGAAAGGCAATCGCGGCCGGAACCGCGCAAGCAATGTCCGTTCCATATCCGGCGAACCTTGCCGCGATTGCAACCACCGTTGCAACCGTCCTCGCGAACATAACCTCCGCGATTAAGACCGTCAAGGGCGCGAAAATTCCCTCGGCGTCCGGATTCTCAACGGGCGGAACCGTAACAGGCCCCGGGACCGGGACATCCGATTCGGTCCCGGCCCGCCTCTCGAACGGGGAGTCGGTCAATAACGCGTTGTCGACCTCGTTGTTCGCACCCCTGTACTCCGCCCTCAACCAATTGGGCGGAGGCGTCCCGATTCAAGCCGGGACCGCCGCCTCACAAGTCGCCGGGGAGGAAATGCTCGCCCGGGCCGTCGCCCGGGGTGTGTCCGCCCTCAACCTCCGCGTCGGCGTGGACGAAATCCGCCGGGTCGAATCCCGCGTGTCCGTCGTGGAAACCCTCGGGGACGTCTAATCCGGCCGCGTATGCAAAAGACCGTTTACGAACTAATCAAGGCGAACGCCGAGGTCCTCCGGGAATTAACCTCGGCGGGCGTCGCGATTGAGGATTACAAGAATATCGAATTGTACGAGGATTTCGTCCGCCTCCGGGCCGAGGGCCTAAAAACGGCGTACGTCGTCGATTATTGTTGCCGACAATACCAATTATCGGAACGGTCCGTTTGGCGCGTTGTACGGCGGTTTAGGTCGCAAATTCCGGGCGATTAGTGACAATCCGTTGTCAGTCGATTTTTATTCCGGGGTGTGTATTTCGTACACATTTGTTTATAACTTTGCAACGTTAACAGTTAACAACACTCTCAAAAATGGCAATTCTCAAGATTTACAACCCAATCGTTGCGGACGAGGAACGACTCGACCTCCTGTGGTTTTGTGGAATTGACGGCGTGTCCTTTACGTCGGTTGACGAGTTCATCCAATCAATCCCGGCCGAGGACGACACAATCGACCTCCGGATTCATTGTCCGGGCGGCGACGTCACCGAGGGTTGGGCGATAACGGACAAACTCCGGGCGACCGGGAAAACGATTATCGCGACAATCGAGGGGCAATGCGCGTCAATGGCAACAATCATCCTTTGCGCCGCGTCGGTCCGCCGGGCCGCCCCTCACGCCTCGTTACTCATTCACGACCCCTATATCCCCGAGTACACCCTCGCGGGCGCGTACCACGCCGAGGACCTCGAACGTATCGCCGCCGACCTCAAGGTCGAACGCGAGAAAATGTTGTCCTTTTACGTGGAACGTACCGGAGCCGACCGGGACGTCCTCGACGCGCAAATGAACGCGGGAACCTATTTCGGACCGGAAAAGGCCCTCGAACTCGGTTTCATCCAAGAAATAACCGCGCCGAAATCCGCCGAGGCGGGCGGCGAACGCCGTTTGACGGCGGAGGAATGGAACGCACATAATCCCAAAATTCAAAATAATATGGCAAAAGAAACCAAAAAGTCCGCAATCGCAATCGCGTTCGCGGCCCTCGGAAAGGCCCTCGGCCTCAACACCGAGGTACACGAGGAAAAGGTCGCGTACGACCTCAACACCGCCGACGGCGGAACAATCACAATCGACAAGCCGGAGGGCGAGGACCCCGCCGTCGGCGATTCCGCCTCCCCGGACGGTGAACACAAAATGCCCGACGGAAAAACAATCGTTGTCGAGGACGGCGTTATAACCGAAATCCGCGACGCCGAGGGCAACGAGGGCAACAACAACGACGACGACCCGGACGACGACGAAACCGCAAAGGCCCTCGCCGACGCAAACAACCGTATCGCCGAACTCGAGGCCGAACTTGCAACGGCAAAGGCCGCCGCAAAGACCCCGGAGGACCTCGAAATCCTCAATCTCGTAACCGTCGCGGGCGGAATCAAGTGGTTGAAATCCGCAAAGTCAAACTACAAACCCGCCGCCGGAACAAAGGAACCCGGCAAGAAAGAGGGCAAGACGGGCGAGGTTAAGGAATCCCTCGTCGCAAAACGCCTCCGCGCCCTCGAGAACAAGGAAAAGGGCGACGAGTAATCGCCGGAACAACACCCGAAATTCATTAACAATTAAACATTCTCAATTATGGCCTCAACAGGACTCAATTTTCAGAACCTCACCCCCGACAACGGGGCGGTTAGGGACCTCCGGAAACTTATTTTCCTCTCCGTCCTCGGTGCCGACCAAATCGGCGCACTCGTAAATTTCCTCCCCAAGCAGAAACACGGCGAAAAGGTCGGTTTCGTTGGCGAGTTCGGCCTTATCGGTAAGGCGTCGACCAAATGCAACCCCGTTTTCGACAACGACATTATCTCAACGTCCGAAAAGACGTGGGACATCCCCGAGTGGGAGGTTGCCGAAAAGATTTGTTACGCCGACCTCGAGGGAACCCTCGCACAGGTCGGAATGAAAACAAAAACCGACATCGCGGACCTCACCGGGACGGAGTATATCGACTATGTCCTTATGCCCCGACTCGAACTCGCAATCCGTAAAATGTTGCTCCGTTTCGTGTGGTTCGGTGACAAGACCGCAAAGGTAGTCGCCGACGGCGGCATACTCAAGGCCGGAACCGACGTTTCCAAGTTCACCGTTACCGACGGCCTGTGGAAACGCCTGTTCGCAATCGTCGCCGCAAACCCCGCACGTCACACGACAATTGCCGCGAACGCCGAAACGTCGTGGGCCGCACAAAGGGCCGCGTTTAGGGTCGCCGGAGTCGCAACGGGTACACTCGACAACCTTATCGAGGACGCGTCCCTTGTACTCCGTCAGTCCGAGGGCAAGGTTATTTACATTACACAGGCGTTCAAGGACGCCCTCGACCGCGACATCAAGCAGAACAACAAGGGTTCCGAATTACAATGGGAATCCCTGTTCGACGGAATCGCAAAGTCCAAGTACAACGGAATCGACCTCGTTGTTATCCCGTTTTGGGACGAAATCATACAGGGTTACGAGGCAACCGCGAACGCGAATCAGTACAACAAGCCGTTCCGCGCCCTGTTCTCGGTCAAGGATAACCTACTCGCCGGGTCCGAGTCCGAAAACGAAATTGCGGACATCAAAATTTGGTTCAACATCGACGAACAGTTGAACAAGATTCTCGCAAAGGACAAAATCGGAACCCTTATCGCACAGGACGACCTCGTACAGGTTGCGTACTAATCCCGAACCGTGTATCATCCGGGGCGGCGGAACCGCCGCCCCTTTTTCGTAAACAATCAAAATTCAATTCAATATGTCAACTTGCGACAATTTCATTAAAAAGGCAATCGAGCGCAATTGCGACGAACCGTTCGTCGGCGGCCTCGAACTCGTCGGATACATCGGTAACAGGGCGCAAATTGATTTCGCAAACGTCGAATTCAAGGCGGGTTCGAAAAACGAAATTTCCGCGTTCCCCCTCATTGCCGGAGCAAAGATTTTCCCCGTCTATCAGACCGGGAAACGCCCGTTCTCCGGGTCGTCAAAGACCCTCAACGCCTCCGACCTCGGCGGTTATGTGACGAACAGGGTTCAATTTATCATTCTCGACAACTCCCCGGAGGTGTCCGCGAATATCATTGACCCCATCCTCGACGGCGAATTCTTTTTCATCCACGAGAACCGCGCAAAGCACCTCAAGGACGAGAACAACGCCGGGAACTCCGCGTTCGAAATCAAGGGATTTTATCAAGGTTTGACCCTCGCGGAGGGTTCCCTCGACCCCTATTCCGACGACACCAACGGCGGTTGGTCAATCGCCCTCGAGGAGGAAAAGGCCCCGACCTCCGGGTTGTTCCTCAACGCGGGGACCTATTCCGCAACAAAGACCCTCATTTCAACCCTCGTCAACGGTCAGTAATCCCGAGGTATGAATTACGAGGAAATCAAACGTCGCGTTTCGGCGTGGGGGATTCAATCCGAATTCTCCACGTCCGAAAGGGCGACGATTGAGGAAATATATTTCGCGGTGTTCGGGCGAACGATTCCCAATTGTAATTGTCCGAATCGTTACCGGGACGCCGTTATCGAATTACGCATATTCATAAAAAATCATTCGACAATGGAAAAATCAAAATACATCCTCAAGGCCGGAGTCGTTATTCAGCCGTCCGGGACATCCGACGTCTACACCAACGACAACCTCACCGACGCCGTCGCGGAACAGTTCCTCAAAGAACGCCCCGGGGCGCGTGGCCTGTTTGAGGTAATACCCAATTCCACCGACGCCGACAAAGGCCCGGAAAACGAAAAAGAGGCCGCAAAGACGGCCGAACTCGACGCCGCCCTCGCCGAGGTTGAATCCCTCAAGGCCGAAAACGAGTCCCTCAAGGACAAACTCGCCGAAATGACGGAATATCGCAACCGCGCCGTCGCGGACCTCGACAAGGTTATCAAGGCCGCCGAGAACGGCGGTTTCAAAATCGACCTTTCCGGCGAGGCCGCAAAGGTAACGACCGAGAAACCCGCCGAACAGGAACCCGCCGCCGAGGGTGAAAAGGAACCCGAACAGGAATCCGAAAAGGCCGCCGCCGAGAAACCCGGACTCAATCCGGAAATCCTCGCCGCAATCAAGGCCCGCCTCGAGGCCGGGGACACAAAGTCCGCAATCGTCAAGGATTACGTCGGAATGGAGGTTGACGGAAAACCCCTCACCGAATACGGGGTTAAAAAGTATATCGCCGCCGCAACCACTCCGGACGAATAAACACCCGACAAAATGAACATCAAAAACACCAAAAAACCCGAAACGCGAATCGACGTCCGGTATCTTTCCTCCCTCGGAATCAAGACGTACGGCGCGAACAACTTGTATCCGCAAGAATTACACGACATCGTGTCGGCGTCGTCTTGCGGCCGTACCTGTTTGGAACGTCGTATAACTTACATTGAGGGGAACGGTCTTGCGTCGCAATCGTTGTCCGATTTCGTATGTAACACGGGCGGGGAAACGGTGGACGACGTTCATTCCCTTTTGTCGGCGGATTGCGGCGAATACGAGGGTATCGCAATACACGTCAATTACAATATCGCCGGGAACATCGTTTCCCTCGCACAAATGCCGTTCGAGTGTGTACGCCTCGAGGAGGAGGACGAACAGGGGATTATTTCACACGTTATTTTCCACCCCGATTGGAGGGGGAAAAAGACCCGGAACGGAAAGTCCGTCAAGGTCGACAAACAGTCAATCGAAATTTTCCCCGTATTCAATCCGGACCCCGCAATCGTACAGGCGCAAATAATCGCGGCCGGTGGAATCGAGTTTTACAAGGGACAAGTCTTGTATATCTCCCGGGCCGGACGCCTCCGGTATCCAATCCCGGCGTACGACACCGTGTTAACGGATATGTCGACCGACGAGGGATTGTCGAACGTTTCCAACCGTAACGTTCGAAACAATTTCCTCGCGGGTGGTATCCTTTGGGTTAAGAGGGGACAAATGCGCCCCCTCCCGCCCGAGGGGTCCGACGTTTTCGACGGCAAGGACCAACCCGAAAACAACGGGGATAACGGGGATTTCGACGAGTTTATCGAAAGTATCGAGTCGTTACAGGGCGACACGAATTCGTGTAAAATCGCCGTTTGCGAGGGCGAGGTTGACGAGGAGAAACCCGAGTTCATTTCCTTTGCGCCGAAAAACTTTGACAAGGAATTCGACTCGACGAACAAATCGGTCGTCGAGAAGATATACGCCGCGTTCAATCAAGAAATGTTCGCCCGCCTCCGGACGGGTTCGATTGGATTCTCCGGGGACCTTGCAAACGACGTGAAAAAGGAGTATTGCGAACAGGTCACGAAATACCAACGTATGTTGACCCGCGCGTACAACCTTATTTTCTCGCATTGGGAACCCGACGACCTCCTCCCGTTCAACGGGCCGGACGACATCAAGATTGAACCCCTCGTTAAATCAGTAACCCAAAACCCCGACGCGGAATGATTACGGAACACTACAAACCAATTATAACGCCGGACGACATCCGCCGCCTCGCGCGACCTTGCGACGTGGACCGGGAAATCGCGGAACGGGCAATCGAGGAGGCAACCCTCCTCGACATCAAACCCAAACTCGGCGAGGCCCTGTTTGTCCGTCTTGTTGACGACGTCAAATATTCCCGCCTGTTCGAGGGCGGGGATTACAAGGACCACGACGGGAACGTCCACGTTTTCGCCGGATTGCGTCGCGCCCTCGCTTATTACAGTTGGGGCCGCCTCGTCAAGACGGCAACGAACCATTTAACCCGGTTCGGGTATGTGAACAAAAACGACGATTACTCCCACGGGGCCGAACTCAAGGAACGCGAGGTCGCATATCGCGACGCGTTCTCGGTCGCCGACGGATATATTCAAGAGTGTTTCGTTTATATGTCACATTTCCCGGAAATTTTCCCGGATTACAAGGGTAACGGCCGCCTCAAGTCGTACCGGACCCGGACAAAGATAATCGGAAAATAACAACTCTCGAATATGAAAGTAAATCCCAAAATAGGCGGACTATTAACCGCCGTTTTCACCTCCTCCGGGTCGGCGATTGGGTTATCCTCAATCGCAAAGGCGACCCTCTATTTCGTAACGCCGGATTACCGCCTCGTCGCGGCCGAAATGGAAAAGGACGAAACCCTCGAAAAGTTCGTCGCCCGCCTTTCGGAAACCGCCCTCCCGGTCGGTAATTTCCGCGTGTTCGCGGTTGTCGACAAGACCGGAAACGCCGGGTCCCTCATAACCCCCGTTGTTAACGCGTTCGACGTGTCGGTCCGAATCGGGTTCACAATCTCGGATTTCGTGTTCCCGACCTCGGAATTACCCTCGACCGTCCGCGAGGCGTTCGACGCCGATAAACTCCCCGTAACCAACGTTGACGGCGCGTTACTCGTTTGGGACGCCGCCTCCGGGAGTTACATTCAGTCCGGAACGAAACTCGAATTCGTGTTGCCCGGCGACATCCTCTCGCCGTCCGACCTCGAATCCGTCGTTCTCGGACTCCTCCACACGGACGCCGCAATTTCGGGGGCAACCGAGGCCGCAACCGAGGCCGCCGAACGCGCGAACGAGGCCGCCGACGCCGCCTCCGGAATCGTTGACGACATCGACGGACATATCGACGGGTACGTATCCGTTCTCGCACACGCCGACGACACCCTCGCCGAGGGACAAAAGACCCTCGCAAAACGTGTTGACGACATCGCCTCCGGAAAGGAACTCGTCGAGAATCTCAACGTTCGCAAACTCGGCGTTTGGGGCGAGAATAACCTCGTTATCGTTTCCAACCACGCCCCGGACCGCAAACCCGACCGCGCCGGGCAATTTTGGATTGACGAGGCGAACGGGGCCGTTTACAAGTCAACGGGAAACACGGCCGTTTCGGATTGGGGAACGGTATAACAGGCAAACCAAAAATTTAATATACAATGTATTACGTCAAAACAGGTTACGGGTGTGGACTCAAGGTTTCCCTCGTCCAACCCTCCGGGGCCGCCGTTGACCTCCGCAAGGTTCGTTATATCGGCGCGGTTCTCCGGCTCCCGTCCGGTCAAACAATGACCGTTTCCGACATCAATTTCGACGAACTCACGAACAACGTATTTGTCCGCCTCCTCCCAACCCGGGAACTCACGACCGAGGGCAATTACGCAATTGTGTTCAACGTCAAGTTGTCCGACAACACAATGTATTCAACCCAACTCGTCGAAATTATTAACGTCAACGCAAACAACCCCGCCGGGTACATTGAAACCACAATCGCAATGTCCCTCACGGTGGTAAATTTCCCCTCGAACGTGGACGTTACGGGTTGTTCGCCGAAAATCAGCGACAACAACACGTGGTTAGTGTACGACGACAACCTCAACGCATACGTTGACACGGGCGTTTCCGTCGGTTACGCCGAACTCACATCCCGTTACGACGGCGTTTTCGCGTCTATCATCACCCCGGCAACAGAGGCGACCGACGCCGCAAACACCGCCGCCGAAAACGCGAACACCGCCGCCGCCTCCGCAACCTCGGCGGGCGCGTATGCAAGTGAAAAAGCACAGGCGGCCGAATCCGCCGCCGGGAACGCCTCGCAAAAGGCCGCCGCCGCGAATACCGCCGCCGGGAACGCAAATGAAAAAGCACAGGCCGCACAGGACGCCGCAACCGCCGCAAACAACGCCGCGTCCGCCGCAACGTCGGCCGCCGCCGCCGCAACCGCCGCCGTCGTGAATATGGATACCGTCCTCGGGGTCCTCGCACACGCCGACGCAACGGTCGAAAAGAAACTCGAAACCCTCGCGAAACTCGTTATCGGGATTATTTCCGGAACTGTTCTCGTCGAGAAACTCAATGTCCGAAACCTCGGTGTTTGGGGTGACAACAACCTCGTCGTCGTGGGTTCCGGTGCGCCGACCGCGAAACCGGACCGCGCGGGTCAAATCTACATTGACAAGACCAACAACGCGACGTATAAGTCGACCGGAAATTCGGCCGTATCCGATTGGAAAACCATTTAATAAACTACAATTATGCAAGTCAACAATTATCCAACAAAACAGGCATACGACGCCGATAACACCCGGTCGAAAACCGCGTCGGCCGTGTCAAAGATTGTCGAGGGTTCCGTCGCCGTGTTCGACGGCGTGAACGTCGTTTTCGACAACAAGAACCTCGCCGGAGTGGGCGACCTCGTATGTAAGGACGTCAACGCGAACAAACGCGTTTTCATCAAGGCCGGAACCGTCGTCAAAAGCGCAATCCCGGGGAACCTCAAACCGTACGCGGAGGTTTACGGCCGCAAGGGTGACAAGGTCCTCATTACGGCCCTCGAGAACCTCGGTTCGTATCGTTGGGGACATCCGTTCGAGGTCCTCGTTTCCGGAGTCAACACCGCAATCGCCGGAACTCTCGCAATCATCGTCCACAACAACGGCGCCGTAACCGAGGAGGTCGACGTTTCGTGGGAGGCGGACGCCTCCCTCGAGTCAATCGCCGCGAGTATCAACGCACAGTTCCAAACCCTCACCGACGCCGACGACAAGGCGTGGGTCGCCGCCGTCGAGGGAACACAAATCGTCCTCGCACATAATTATTACCTCAAGGACACCGTCGATTCCATAACCGGGACCGGAGGCGGCGCGGGTGTGTCGTTCGTCGAGGACGAACACAATTATCAAATCGAATACGCGTACCTCAACGGTTCGGAATCTATCCGCCGCAAGAACGGCGTCGATTCCTATTTCGCCGGAGGCAACAAAAAGAAATTCCCCGACTATTACAGGACGAACGGTTCCGTCCCGGACGCAAACGTCCCCCTCGGTTCGTCAACGATAGTCAAACAAGACGCGTTCGAGAACTCCGAGTATTGCGCCGACCTCCGGGCCGCTTATCCGGATTATGTGTCGTATCTTATCGGCGAACATTTCATCGAGGAACCGTCCGCGTTTGGCGCAATGCTCCGCGACGGCGCGGAAATAACCGCCCTCCTCGCGTCCCTCAAGGGTACGACCGTTCGCGGGGCAAACGAACCCCGTTACCCGGCCGCAACCGCCGCGTTTAATTACTCCCGAGAGGAGGACCCGGACCTCAAATGGCATTTGCCGTCGGTCGAGGAAATCGTTATCCTTATGAAAGACCGTCGCCTCAATTCCGCCGATACCGACCCCGACCCGTTCAACGACACCGCCGTTGCAATGGGAACGGCGACCGCGTACGGTAGCGGTTATTACCCGTGGACCTGTTGCGAGTATAACAGTGACACCGCGTTCATCTTCAGCGGCTACCTCGGCAACGTGCTCAACGACACCAAGTACGACACGAACACGGTTCGTCCCGTTTCCGCTTTATAGACGGTTTGAAAGTTTTTCAGTTGGCGCGGCGGCTCGTCCGCTTGTCGGCGGCCGTCCGCGCCTTTTAATTTTCGGAAACAATGTCACATCCAAAAACAAGACTCTCGTTAATTGACAAACTCGACATCCTCGGGAAAGAATACCAATTCTCGTTGAAACTATATTCGGCCGTCGAGAATTTCGACCGGAAATTCAAATTCACGGTCGGCGACCGGATTATCGTTGCCGAGGAACGCGCCGAGGAACTCATTATCGACGCGAACAGGACAACCGACCCCCTCAAGGCGGCCGAGTTCCTCCACGACGCGTTGACCGAGTTTGAAAAGGTCGAAACGAAACTCCGGAGGGCAACGGCCCTCGGCCTGTTGTCGCCGGACACCGAGGGTTTGTTATACGTGGATTTGGACGACATACGGGGCGACGCGAAACATTGGAGGTCCTACTTTTTGAAAGAATCGAAACAACGTCAAAAAGAGGGTCGGAGTTCCGACGGGGAACAACACCCCGCCGGGAGTGAACCCACAATGAATTGATATTTGAGAAAAGGTCCGGCCCCTCTCATTTAGACGGGTCGGAAAACTTGCGAGTATAACAGTAACAACGCGTTCATCTTCAACGGCAACAACGGCAACGTGAACAACAACAACAAGTACAACACGAACACGGTTCGTCCCGTTTCCGAATTTCTCGATACATACCCGGGAAATCCGGTGTTCGCCGCCCTCGTTTCCGAAATATTCCGGGCGTATCACATTTGTTTGTCAAACAAGGCAAACACGCCGCCCGCGTTGCGGTTCCGCCTCGACGAGGCCGCAAACCTCGCCTCCCTTTGTTGGGAGGTGTATAATTTTGAGTATATCCCCCGGCCGTCAATCGCGTTTATTGTCACCGTCCCGTGTCCCCGGGAGGTGGTCGCGGCCGATTTCCGGGACCGGATTATTCATCATTATATCGTTATGAAACTCGAACCCCTGTTCGAGGGGTTACAGGTATTCCACCCGGACGTGTATTCGTGTCGAGTCGGCAAGGGGAACCTCGCCGCGATTGAACGACTCCGCGACCGGATTTGGATTGAATCAAAGGGTTACACGGTCCCGTGTTACGTCGCCTCGTTTGACCTACAATCGTTTTTTATGTCAATCGACAAACGGCGTTTATACGACGAACTCGTCGCCCTCGTACAAGAAAATTATTTCGATTGGGACAAGGATTATTTGTTATACCTCATCCGGGTAACGACATTTAATTCTCCAACGGAACACGCGGTTCGACACTCCCCGGTGACGGCGTGGGAACTCCTCCCGAAACACAAATCGTTGTACAATTTGGATTGGTTCCTCGGACTCGCAATCGGGAATTTGCCGTCGCAAACCGACGCGAATTTCTACAATTCGCCGTTCGTGTGGTGGTTGGTCGGCGTCGGCCTCGCCCCTGTAAATTATGTCGACGATTTTTACCTCGTCGACCGGGACAAGGAAAAAATCCTCGCCGCAATGCCACATATCCGGACGTATCTTTCAACGGAACGTGGGTTGACCTTACATCCCCGTAAATTCGAGTTGCAACCCGTCGAACGCGGGTTCAAGTGTTTAGGGGGTATTGTGAAAGACGGCGAAATCTTTGTCAACAAACGGACCGTCGCGCGTTGCTTTTGCAAAATCCATTGGTATAACGAGGAAATCGGCAAGACGCACCGACACCGCGCGAAATACGCGGAAAAGTTCGTCGGAATCCTCAATTCATACCTCGGGATTATGTCGCATTATTCCTCCGGAGCGACACGCAAAAAGATTGCCGAAACCGTGTTGTCCGTGTGGGAGGGTTATATCGTATTCGACGAGGAATTCACAAAGGCCCGGCCCGTATCGAAATATTGTCGGTTGAAACAGGCGCGATTCCACGCCCGCGTGAACCGACGGAACGATTTGTCAATTATAAACCTTTTCAAAAATGAACAAACGAGAATCAATCGTTCGTCGAATTGACGAACTCGAGTCCGAGAACCTCGGACACCTTGCAACAATGGAAAAGTCCGACGCACACGCGAACAAGTGTTCCAAACTCGGGGTATCCTTTGCGGAAACGTACCCGGAGGACCTCGCGGAATATAACGCCGCGAACGCAAAGTACAACGAAAACGAGGTCGAAATCGCCCGCCTCAAGGACGAACTCGCCGCAATGCCGGAGGAGGAATCCCCGGAACCCGTACCCGAGGAGGAGTAACACAATGAAACACGCCGGAACCATAATTTTTTGGATTTGTCTTGTCGTTTCCGCCGGACTCCTAATCGCCGGGTTCATTGTCCCTCCGACGGGCGTTATCGACGGAACCGTCTTGTCGGGCGTCGGTGAACTGTTCGCGTTCGCCGCCCTCGGCGAGGTCCCCGTCGTCGTCCGGGAGGCAAAGTCCGCAAAGATTACGACCGGAAACAAGACAATCGAAATCACCGGGGCGGGACCGGGAAAACAGGCCGCCGACCCGGAGGGCAATTAAAAACATATTCGATTATGATTACAATTGTAAAACACACGGACAAATGGCTCCACGCCCTCGCGTCGGCCCTCATTGTGACGGCCGCGTTCCTCATTCTCCACGGGGCCGGGGTTGCGGGTTGGTTGTCCGCCGTCCTTTCGGTCGTAATTGCGGCCGCCGCCGGAGTCGGCAAAGAGTATTTAATCGACGTATTCATCCAACACGAACCCGCCGAGGTCGGGGACCTTGTCGCCGACGGAATCGGAATCGTTGTCGGGTTAATCCCTGTAATCCTGTTCCTCGTCCTTTGATATGTTACGGAAACCGATTATCCTAATAGACAACGGACACGGTATCGACACTCCCGGGAAAAGGTCGCCCGACGGCCTTTTCCGGGAGTATAAGTACGCCCGGGAAATCGCTTGCGGCGTCGCGGACTGTTTACAGGCCCTCGGGGAAACCGCGTTCCTCCTCGTCAAGGAAACGAACGACGTTCCACTCGCCGAACGTGTCGCCCGCGTCGAGGCGTATTGCCGACAATACGGGTCCGGAAACGTTCTCGTCGTGTCAATCCACGTCAACGCCGCAAAGGGGACCGGGTGGTCCACGGCGCGGGGTTGGTGTGTCTATACGACGCCCGGCGAAACGGCCTCCGACAAGGTCGCGACACATTTGTACGCGGCCGCCGTCCCGGAACTCAAGGACGGGGAGTATTCCAAGACCGGGACATTCGCCGCGAATCAAAAACCGATTCGTTCGGATTGGTCCGACGGTGACCCGGATTTCGAGGAAAAATTTTACATCCTCCGGAAAACATCGTGTCCGGCCGTCCTTACGGAAAACCTATTCCAAAACAACCGGGACGACGTCGCGTTCCTGTTGTCCGATAAGGGCCGGGGCGCGATAATCAACCTCCACGTCGAGGGAATCCTCAATTACTTAAAAGACATCCGGAAATGAAAACCGAAACCGTAATCCTCCTCGTCCTCGTCGCCGTGGTCGCGTTTTTCGTCGGCCGGGGAACCGTACCGCGTCCGGTCGAGGGTGTCGTCACGACATCGGACACGACAACGACGTATTCGCACGTTAAGGACACGACCGGGGTTCCGGTGGACCGGGAACCCGTCCGGACCGATACGGCGCGATTTGCGGCCGTTTCCGGCCCTGTTACGGCCCGTCCCGCGAAACCCTCCGGAAATCCGGCCCCTCCGGAGGCGGCCGCCGACACAACAGGAACCGCCCCGGCGGATTCCGTCGACGTCCTCGTTCCGATTGAACGCGTAACCGTCGAGGGGGAGAATTACACCGCCGTTCTCGAGGGATACCGACCGTCCATTGTTGAAATGAACCTCCGGATTCCAACAACGACAATCAATAACAACCGGACCGTTACGACCCGGAAACGTTGGTCGTTCGTCGTCGGTCCTCAAATCGGCGTGGGATACGGGGCCGGGGGATTTACCCCGTATGTCGGCGTCGGTGTTTCGTTCGGTTATTGCTTTTGAGAAATTATTTGTACCTTTGTTCCGTTCAATAATGAAAATTGAATGTGCGTTCGAGGTCGTCCCGGTGCGTTGGGGCGGCCTCGATTTCGTTAAAAACCGGGTTCGTTGACAATCGGTTGACGAAAATTCCAAAGAAAAACCGCAAACCGATTGATTAACAAAGGGTTTGCGGGTTTTGTTTGTGGTGCTGGGAACGACCGAACGGTCGCAAACTCGGGATTTTGTAAGTTTCAGAAAATCCGCCGAAAATCGGCCCTCTCGCAACGTCGCGCAATATCTGACCCGTTCGTCTTGCAATCCACGGATTGCGATTCGTTGCAATAGTTCGCAAACAGGTTGACGAAAATTCGGGTTTTTGTCAACGGTTTTCGTATCTTTGCCGGGTACAAATTGGAAAATATGCCTACAATCAAAAAATCGTTGTCGTCAAAGGTTGACGGCGACGGAAAGTCCGAAATCCTGTTGCGATTCTCCGGAGGCCGGGACGCCGTGTTTCGTGTTAAGTCCGGAATCCGGATTCCTCCGGCCCGGTGGAACGCCGCCGAGGGGCGAATAACCCTCCCACGCCTCGAAACTCCGGAACAACGGGAACTCATACGCGCG